GACACGCCGTAATGTTTGGTAACGATCCCGATGGAGTACAGCGTCATGATGGCCTCCACTGTCTTTGAACGAGCTCGTCTCTTCTTTTTCCAAGATTAACGTTGCTATGGAACCCGTTATGGGAGATTTGGTAGATTTTTAGTCAACTAGCCATACCCTCTCTCGTCACAGTTGCTTCCGATCCTTCCGGAAGAGTCTTGGCATCGACCGAGATTGATGGCGTTTTTCCATCCTTCCCTGTGTCTCCCTTGCCTCCTTGAATTCCCGGAATTTGAACCTGAACAACTTGAAAACCATCACAACATTTCAAGCACGTCAAATCGTCACCCCCTGTCGCACCTTGATGCTTCCCTCGATTGCACGGAAGACATAACCGGAATCGTTCTCCATCACGATGTCGTAAAGAAGCTTCGCGGCCGGGTAGCCTGCCGTTATCTCGTTCGGAAAACGAGCGAGAATCGATCCTCTTTCACTGTCAAATTGAAGACGGCCGTTATCCGTGCTCAGTTCATCCAGAACTCGGCCATAAGCATTGTTTTTGACCTGCATCCTTGCGGAGTAGCCGGAGAAATCAACAGCTTTTCCCACTCCGTCAACACAAATGAACATGCAGGCAAAGTCCGTTCCCTTATTCAGAACCAGATCAATCTGTTGCATCAGTTCACCCCGTTTTCCTGATTGAACTGCGAGAAGGTGTCAAACACGCTTTGCATGTCAGAAGCCAAGGCATATGTTTCCTGTGCCTCTGATTTGGTCAGATACGGAGTCAGGTCGATCGTTTCTGAAAGCTTGTCCCAGACCTCTCCAGTCCAGGCGTAGTTCGATCCATCGCTTTCGACGTTCCAGACATCACCGGTCGTAACATCTTCAGTCGGCAAATCTTCATAGGTTGCAACCGAACCTTTAAATCGATAGACGCTCGCAACCTTTGCGTCTACTTCAGCCTTTGTGTAGGTATCCGAAGCATCGGCGGCACCGATGTTTGTGCGTGCCACCGACTTCTGAGAAGTGTTGAGCTGCTGAGAGCTGTCGTAGCGAACGACACCGTTTGCGAGTGCTGCGGCATTGGCTGCTGCTGATGCGGCTTGACTTTGAGCCAGAATCGAATTTGCTTCTGCTCGAGTAGCAGACTCTTGCGCCGAAGTTGCGGCCTGCCGTGCCGTGTAAGCATCCTCTCGAGCTGACTCGGCCGATGTCTGTGCCGTCTGTGCGCGACTGGCTGCGTCTTGTGCTGACGTGTTTGCGTTCTGCGCCGCCTGTCGTGCGGTTTCGGCTTCAGTGGCGGCTGCTTCGGCATCAAGCTTTGCGGCATTCGCTGACTCTTTCGCCGCGCGAGCCTCCGATACTGCTGTTCCCGCTTGAGTTTGTGCGGAATTTGCTGTCTCAATGGCTTGCCCGGACTGCGTCAATGCATTGTTTGCCGTGCTTAGAGCCGTCTGAGACGCACTCAAAGCCTGCTCTGCTTTTCGCTTGGTTTCTTCAGAGATTCCGCTGTAGTCAACAATTTTTCCGCCGAGGTCATTGATGGCATCTTCGGTCTGCTGAATGAAGGAAGCACCAGACAATGCCCCCGTCGGCGATTTTGCGTACTGAAACTTTGTTTTCTCGGCCATTTTTCATCACACCTCGTGTTCAGTTGCAAAATCAGAAAATGCTTTCTCAATGCCTCGAGCCACGTTTTCAGTTGTCTGCAATTCAACGTTCCCTGAAAGATCGGTATTGACGGTTCCCGTCACATCCCCAACCAAGGAGATCGAAATGGAAACCTCAAGCTTTGATGCACTGGCCGCCGTTTCGTTTTTGCCCAAAGCGCCGATGTTCGTGCGCGCCTGCTGCTGTTGACCTGTCTGAAGGGCTTGCTGAACATAAAGAACGACTGAACCGCTGTCTGCCCACGTCTCGGCATCCGTACCGGGCACGACACTCGCACTGGAAGGTCCGTTTTCTTTGAGGCACTTGTACTTGATGCCTAAGTAGAGAACCTCGTTTCCAACCTCGTAATCAAGTGAGGATGAGTACTGCATCAAGCCGCCCTGCTGGTACCACAGCAAAAGCTGAGACAGCAGATAAAAAGCTCCGTTGAAATCTTCTCGTTTCGGCGGCATGCCACCTTCACCGATAGGCTGGCTTGTCTCTAATCGCCATCCTTCAGCTTGAGAAAATCGACCTGTCCCTGCCTGCTGTGAAGTCGCCGGCGGAATCGTCTTGTCGCCTCTTTCCGCGAGCGCGGTAGTCAAAAGATGTTGAGGATATTTAGTAGCCATTGCGAAAATTCCGCCTATGAAAAAACCCGCTCGAGGCGGGTTCTGTTTTCTGGGTCCGTGTTTGTTTTGTCAGGCATTCATCGGGAACTCTTGACCCGGATTGAAAACACCCTGGTCAAAAGGCTGAAGATCCGAGCCTGCAAAGCCAAAGATCGCATCGTCCGGGTAGATCACCAAGAAGTTGGTCATCACACCCATAGGTCGGTTCAGAAGGCCATAGGCTCGCAAAATCGTGATTTGCAAGTCGCTCATTGAGCCGACCACAACGATTGATCGGATACTCATGTTCTGGTAGTCCACGATGAAGACTTGCTGATCCGTCAGCTGCGACAGCAACCGGTTCATGGTGGCGGCGCTCGAGTCGGAGATATTGCATAGCGCTCGGTACATGATCAGGAACCGGTAATAGTCATCGTCAAACCGAATAAATTCACCGTCCACTTCGATCAGTCGGTCCACACCGACTCTCTTGCCCCACCAGTCCAAGAAAACGCCCTTTGCCGTTCGGGCATCAGCAACGTCTTTCAGCAACTGATCCAGTTGCTCAGTCGCATCCAAAGCATTGTGAAAGATTTCCGCTAAAGCTTTGAAGTTCGGAGCATGGGCGTACTGACTCTGCATGGCGATGCTTGCCTTGCTGGGCACATCAGCCATTTCTCTAACATCGTTGACCTGTTGCAGGTCTTCCCATGTCTGCGTTGTGCTCATGGTTAGCCTCCGAAGACAAGGCTGATCGTATCTTCACTGATTGTCGGGCTCTCGTTTGCAGGAACTTCCACGTAGTCAGCCAATCCCTCGCTGTTCATGCCGATCAAGACTGACTTGATGGGAGCCTTCGTCACATCTTTGATGCACTGGTAAAAACGATCTGCATACACAGTCGTGGCGAGCTTCACACGTGGATTTTTCTGGCTTCCCTGCCCCAAGAAATCTTGGATGATTGCTTGTTTGACATTGGATTGCGTGACTTCGTCCATGTTCTGGTCGAAGAAAGTCACCTGAATGTCGAAATCCACGATTGTTGGACGGATGATTTTGTAGGTGTACTTCGCGTTGTAGTGCTCTTCGTCAACGCAAGACACGTCGTAGTTGCCGCTGGTTCCGCAACCTGCCGCCTTGCAATCGAAAATCGTCTCTGCAATAGCCTCATCGTCCCCGCCAACCACACAAGCCGCCACGCTATGCGGCTCGAGCGTCACCGAGTACTGAACTTGCTCGGCATTGGTGTAGTTTTCAAGGACTACGCAGTCCAAGACGCCATCAAGATTTGCCAGACGGCTCTGCATCGTCGGCGGAGTTCCGTGGGCGTTTTTCGCATAGGATTCAAGCATGCGATTCAGCAGTTCTCCATCTGGCTCAACATCTCGACCTGTCACGCCAGCTGCATCATTTGTCACGGCATCCCATCCTGGCACAACCGTCACAATCGTGTTGACCGTACCGGCCCCGATTTCTACGGCACCGTGCTCCACCGTTGCAAAAGTCGTGTCCACAGTTCCGTTGGAACCAATAGTTGCCCCTAAGGCGGCGTTGTGCCGAAGCTGGTTGCCGTTGTCATCCTCAACCAGAACTCCGTATGGAATGGTCGTTCCCTTCAACCCTGTGCAAGTACATACGACAACCGTAGGTTCAGAAACCTTTCTCTTCACTCCGTACAAGTTAGCAAGAGCGTCTAAAAACTGACCTCTTGCAGTCTCAGGATTGAACTGGTTTGCCAAGTACGCAACTTCCGAGTTTTTAGCCTCGTTTTCCGAAGCCACAACATCGATAAGTTGCCCCATAGGAGCCGTTGAATCGACATTGACAGGGTCGCCATTGGCGGTTTTCGGCATTGCCTCTTGTACGGCACCTGCCAAGTCGTCGCGCACTTCTCGAGTGGTCGGGATTGTGACGCCCGTGTTTTCATCAAAGATAACTTGTGCCATATCCGTACTGAGTTTCTATTTCGATCTTGCCGTGCAACGTGCGGGTTTCCTGATCGATTTCCGTCAGCTCAATATTGACGATGGAAATCACACCCGGAACACTCAGAGCTACGTTACGAAGCCGTTCCGTCACAACCGATTCCTGCAACGGTTGTCCCAACTGGTCCGTAAACCAATCAATGCCTTCGTCGTAACGAAAGTAGGCGTCTCTGTACCAAAGGCGAGTTTCATTGCAAACGTTTTGGCAAATCGCTTCGACCTGCGCAAGCGTTTTCAAATTGCCGCTCGCGTCAAAGCTCAAATCCCAGTCGGGCGTCAGCGCTAGCGTGTTCTCTGTGTGCATTTATCCGTGTCCTGTTTTTTTGGTTGGCTTGTAAGGCCTATCTAGTGGGATGCCTCTATAGAGCCTTGCTCTTCCAACACCATAGGAATAGCCAAAAATTTGGCACCATTCTTGTACCGATTTAGTTTCGTTTCCTATAGTCACGAACCTCGTTGTTCGCCGATTCCTGACCTGAACTAATCGTGTTGACCAACGGCAATTGTCTGGACAATATCCCTTGTCGTTATCAATTCGATCGAGTTCAAGGTTCTCTGCGTAACCCGATTTATCAGCCCACGCCTTAAAGGTCAGGAAGTCTTTCCATTCAGGGCACACGGTGATTCCCCTGCCCCCATAGCTTGAATAGTTTTTGTCGTGGACATCTTCACACCGCCAAATCATGTGCCTCCATGCCCTATAAAGCCGCGTTTGACTTTGTCTGTGTGCGTTAGGGCGAGACCTCATCCTTTCAGCTGCTTTCTCTCGATTCTCACACCCACAAGAAACGCTTCGTCCATTGGTCAGGTTCTGACCTAAGACTTCTCGTTTTGTTCCGCAATCACAAAGGCAATTCCAGTACACCCTTTCTGATTTGTTCGGAGCTCTTCCAAGTACTAACCATCTGCCGAATCTCTTCCCAGTTAGGTCTTTCGCTTGATACATGTCGCATACCTCTTAACGCATACACATACATGTATTTTATCCGTGACCGATAGAGGTTTCGCCTCCCTGCGGGCAAGTGTGCGTGTGGCTCTTCAAGCCGACTCCGTCAGCCGTCACATCGCCTCCGCTCACCGACATATTCCCTGTCACACTTGCACCACTACCGCCGCTGACTGTCATGCCTCCGGTGCCAGTGATCAGTTCCTTAACCGTAAGAGTCTTTTCAATCGTTGTGTCGCCCGTAATCGTTACTGACGGGCTGTCAATCTTGGTCGAACCTGAGGCATTCACAGTGACATCGATCGAGTTCACCACAACCGATTGAGGGGCTGTCACCGTAACCTGTCCGTTGTCCTCAATGCGTATAAACGTTGTCGGCTTCTGCCCCCAGAATCCACCGAAGTAAAAGCCATCCGAAATGCTGTAGCAGCGGAAGGAACCCGGCTGGATCGGTTCAGAACCACCGTTCAAAGCAGAGACATCCTGCTGCGCAAAAACCGCCAATCCAATGTCTCCCGGCTTAGGGTCGACAATGATCGCTGCCGTACCGTGCTGCAGGCGAAACCAACGTAGTTTGGGGATGCTGACAACGTCTAAAGCATCCCCTTTTGCAGATCGCATCTTGATCAGAGGTGTTGCCGACAAGTACCCGGCACCACCTCCTTCTGCAGGCCTTTCGACCTTGTCCACTCTCACCGGAATCGCAGTGTTCACCAACCCGCAGACGATTGAGCGGATGACAAAGTCCAAGACGTTGTATTCGCTGGAACCAGTGAATTCGCCGCTGTTTTGGCTTAACTCTTCGCTCATTTCTCACTCCTCGATCCACATTCCTTGAAAGGACGTTGACCATGAGCCACCCCCCGGATTGTGAGCACTGAGCTCGTGAACCAGCTGCGTGATCTTGTAAACCCCCGAAGCGCTCGGGATGATGGTTTCGAGACGAACGGCTCCGCCGATCTTCAGGTCTGGCCGAAAGAAGCTCTTCGCGTTGACGCCTTGATTCGTGAACGTCGGGTATCCAATCATTCCCGTCTCTGCAGACACGATCGGAATACCTCCATCCGTTCGCGTTGAGCCCTTAGCCATCAACACGACCCGGTTGTCATCAATCAGCAGATCACTTCCCGTGTCCCTCGCTATTTGACGCATCTTGGTAATTGGATCACCAGTCAAGACACAGTCGGCGACCTGAGCGTCAACATCCACAGACTCAAATGTGTATCCGCACTCGGCGCACAATTGCTCGCACAAGCGCGTAGCCGATTGCGACCCCTGTACGGCGATCTGAGGCGTCGGCTTCAAGACGTTATAAGCACTGGTTTGTGCCTCAATCTTGAGAACCGGTCGGGCGCCGTTCAAATCGGCATAGGACACCGTGACTTCGCCTTGAAATATGCTCGAAAGCTCCGTCCCCTGCTCTCCCGCCGAAATCTCGATGGCGTTCCACCTTCGATTCAGCGGCTTGAAGGCTAAGGTTGTCAACTGGGCCATCGTGTCCAACGACAAGCCAAAGATTTCAACCTGAGCCGTCGCAAAATCGACACCGCCGGTCTTGCTGATATTGACGTTGGTCGCATACCCCTGAAATGTGTACTGGTTGTTTGCGCCTTGCACATCCAGCGCAATGCTGACCGCAATGTCTTTCAGGCTGTAAGTTGATTGCATTCTTCTTCCGTCAGGTAGCAAAGAACGTATCGGGTACCGAGTTCGGAGTATTCCGGATGGTTTTTCCCGTCCTGATCAGCAAAAACCAATTTGCCCTTGAATAGGTTGGTGTTCCAAGCCGGAATCTGCTCTCTGTTCTGGCAAATGTGCGTTTTGCAAACATCTACATCGTCTGCAGTCAGAGACAGAAACAAGGCGCTTCCCATCTGTCGAATGTTGATTCGGCAGTTCTGATCATCGAGAACGACTGAAAAAGACTGGTTCGGAACCGGCTGCAAAGGAATTGTGTACATATCCGCCTCAGTTGAAGATGTCGTACAAAACGCTGTTTTGCGCCCTCACTTGACCTCTGTTGGTCTCATCCGCACTTGTCGGGTTTCGGGGAGACCATTGAACGGTCTGAGTCGCCAATGACACAGCCTTGACCTCTTGAAACGAACATGAGACTTCCAAAAGGTTGACGCCGTTCGTCGCAGAACGAGTCGTGCTGAACCCGACAAGAGTCATGTTGAAAAACACTCTCGAAGGCGTCACGATCATGAAAGTCGATGTTCCTTGCCGGCATTTCTCAAGCGTAGACAGAGCTGTGTTTTGCCTGGAGTAGTCTCCTGCAAACAGAAGGCGGACCGTCACCTCAATGGGTGTCGGCACCTTGTCGTAGGCAAAAAGGCGACCGTTTTCCTGAGGCTCTATCGGGATGCTTGCCGTATTGGAATCCTCGAGCTGGTCGACCGTGTCGTAGTCGCAAATCTTGCGACCCGCGCTGTCAACGACAGCCCAGGTTTCTGTCTGGGGCATTTTCAATCATCCTTTTTGAACAACTCCGGTTTGAGCGTTCACGAGGTTTCGATTCGAACGAGTCAAGGCGCGATCAACACCGGCCGAAACGGCCTGTCCTACCGCTTGAGGATCAGCCGTTGTCTGGATGTGGTTCTCGACAGTCACCTTCATGTCGTTCGTGATTCCGCCCGATCTCTCGGACTTCTGTCGGATCGCCGCAATCGCACCGTTGGCAACCGGCATCTGAGGCATCGAAATTTCTCCGATCAACTGAGCAGCTACGGGTTGAGGACTTGAAAGCAGCAGATGCTTAATCAACTTTTCGTTGATCCGTCTATCAACGCTTTCGTGGCTTTCTCGAACCTCTGACTTGTTCAGTACGGTCTGAGTTCTGTTAGCCTTGACCGACCGAGGAATTTCTTGTTCCTCATCATCGGGATACTCGATTCCGTCATCTTGATAGTTTTCCCATTTGATACGACTTGGGCGTTGATTTCCTTTGTCATCGCCTTTGTCTCCACCTTCTTCATCGTCTGAGAAGAATTCGGAAACAAGTGAAACAAAGCCACCAAGAAGGCTTTTGAGCTTTTCTTTCAGCCAGCTCAGTGCTTTTGGAATTCCCTCGACGATGGCCCGCGGAATGTTGGCGATAACGGATCTAACCTTTTCAAAGGTGCTGGTAGCCGCCGAGTAAACGTCTCCGAAAAATCCGAAGATCGAAGCGATGGCATCAGCAATCTGCCCGGGGATGCTTGCAATTGCCGACAGGAAATTGCCGAGGTTTTTACGGAATTCGTTGATTTGTCGATCGCTGAACCCGATCCATCGCATGAAGTCGCCAAATAGCGATCCGCCTCCTTCTAAGAAGGACATCAGATCGTCTATAGCAAGCCCAAGCGCCGCCACCGCTGCGATGACAACACCAAGAGGATTAGCCATCAGAACCGCATTGAAAGCGGCAACGATGGTTGTTCCTGCCTTTACCGTAGCAAAAAGACCTTTCAGTCCGCCGATCAGGGCCAAGATCTTTCGAAGGTACGTCCCTGCAATTACTGCTCCGAGACCCCCCAACAGAATTTTGACCGCTCTCGAATGTTCGTTTAGAAACGCCAAGCCATCGGACAGAACGCTCAACACCTTGTTGACGACAGGCAGAACAGCCACGGCAATCGTGTTTGCAAGAGATTGGGCCGTGTTCGTGAACTGACGCCACAGAATGTTCATGCGGCGGGCGTTCTCAGCCTGCTCCTTCGTGAAAGCCACGCTCTTGTAACTTTCGGCGACCTTGTCGGCGGCGTCCTTATGCTTGATGAAAATCGCAGAGGCTTCCTGAGACAGCCCCATGGCACGCATGAAGTAGCGTGCCTGGACATCCGTCATGCCCTTGACGTGTTCCCCCATCTTGAAGAACTCGTCAGCGCCGCGACCTGTCTCAATCGTCCATTGCTGCAGGGCGTCCTTGAATGCCTCGGCCGAACCACCGGCGTCTCGGTTTGCTTTCGCCCACGCATCGATTTTCTCAACGGCCACACCGGTGCGTTCGCTCAGGACAGACAGCTCTTCGCCCATCTGCGAAAAGTTCTGAGCCAAGCGGCCGCCGGCAAACGCTGCGGCAATCGGAGCAAACAGAGTCTTCAACAGAAGACCCAATCCACCAAGCTTGCTTTCGATCGAGTCAAAAGCTCTGCCGGCCGTTAGAGCGGCTTTTTGCGACGTCGTACCGATATCAAGAATTCGCTCCGCGACTTCGTTCGAGACCTTGCCGGCAATCAAACCGCTTTTCGAGAACTGGATTGCGATTTGATCAATAGGCTCAAAGGCCTCGCGCATCTTGCGTTCAAACTCATTGAGCCCGTTCGCAACCAGCCGAAAGCCCTCAGTTGCTCGCCCCTCAAAGTCGTTAATCGACTTAGCTGCTCGATCCAACCCTTCAAGGAGCTTTTTCGAATCAATTCCAAGCTCAAAAAAGAGCCCGTTTTCATTGTTTAGCATTCTCAAAAGCCTCTTGCTGTTTTGTGTTGGCTAACCAGTTGTTGTAGGAACGAACCTGCAAAATCTCGTAGAGCATGTAGGCATCTTCAAGCGTCAGATCACGCTTCAGGTCAAGCAGTGAAGCCAGACCTGCTTCCACAACGGCCCCGCAAACGCGAGGCACGTTGGAATAGGACGCGGCGTCAGCTACTTCTGAGCACTTGGCCCGGTAAAGAGCCTCGCGAGGAAACTTGAGAGCGTTCCATCTGAAAAAAAATCGAAATTCAGCTTTGCAGCCTCAAAACGAAGCTGAACAAGCGTCAGCGGACTTTCGATAAGGCTTGCATTGGCACCCGTAAGTTGCACAAACTGCTCACCATTGATCAAATGGCAACATGCCAAAAGATCATCCAAAAGAGGCTTCGCATCCAAGTAGTCAAGCCTAAGGATGGATGTCATCAATCCGTTGGTTCCATCCTCGATGGAAGAACGCAGATTTCCGACATTCTTACCGAGCGCCAAAGCCGCGCGATACATCCACTGTTCGGCCTGGAGCGCCGGCATCCGACGGATGCGAAACTGCCTTTCGGTCGATCTGTCTTGAATCGTGATCGTTACAGAGTCGTTCATTAGAGGACATCCTCAAAATCGAAGGTCCAAGTAGTAGGCTGCAGCGTGCGCTGGATGGCCGGCATTGGGGGAGCACTCTTCAGAACTCCTCGGACATACGTCTTGACCTTTTCGAGTGCCGGCTGATAGATCGTCAACGTGCATTCATAAGGTCGGTTGTTGGCCTTCATTGCGTCTCGGATGTATTCCAGGGCGGGCAGCGACGGAGATGCAGCCTCCAGAACAATCGCGACCGTAGTCACATTCTTGATCACGCCTGCAACCATCTTTCCGTCCACACCGCGGCGCGTTTCTGTTACTTCAACAGGCTCGGCAGAGGCCACGTTGTCAACTGAGAACTGCTGCAAAGAAATTCCGCTCGGGTAGAGATCTTCAACAGCAAGGATTACCTCGGCATTCGCAGAGGTAACGTCAAAATTCTGGGACATGGTTTTTCCACTCCATTAAAAAAGCCCCGGTGGTACCGAGGCTCAGTGCAATCGGTTAGATGACGGCCGTGACTTCGAAGTCCAGGCGTTGAATCGCCCCTGCATAGGCATAGTAAAGCGTGATTACCGGAGACTGTCGATCTGCCCTCAAGTTAGCGCTTGGCATAGTGATGCCCAGCCAATAACCTTTCGTAAACAGTTCCTGAGAAACCGTTTCGTCATTGGTTTCCTGCAAAATCTGCTGCTTCTGAGACTCACTCAGCTCAAGGCCGGTATCAATTACGCCGTTGTTCAAGCAGACATTGATGGGGTCTTGCGCCCATGCACGAATGAGAGCTTCGCCTCGCGCGTTGTACGGGGAGCGATTCGTGCTCTTAAATCCATCCATGCAGCTTCGCTGGATTGCGTTGCGCAGGTAAATGCTGCCGTAGAGCACATCAATAAACCCATACTGAGTGCTCGTAAGCGTGCCACGGTTGAAGAAATTGAAGGCCGCATTGCGCGTTGCAAATTCACCCGTATAGTTGCATCGGATCGCTTCAAGCGCGTCTGCGACGGACTCATCGGTGACGCGCGGTGTAATGCCGCTGGCCGTCTTAGCGAACCAGGTCTTCATGCCCTGCGTGCGGGTCCATGCGATGGAAGCACCCACTCCCATCACGAAGGCTGCATCCTGCGCAGAACCGTAAATCGTGCAGGCGCAGTTGTATGTATCCATCAGCGAGGCAGCCTTTGTGCCGGACTGCGTCAACTGATTGGTCATGTTGTCATCCAGAGACCAATCGATGTAGCAGTAGTCATCTCCTGACGCATCAGCCCACGCACCGAATGCTTCAGCCTCTTCGGTCTCGGCTTCCCACAGAGTGGTAAAGCCAACCCAATTTCGAGTGACCGTGCAAATCGCGTTGAGGTCTTCGGTTTCCGTTCTGGCCGCGGCGCCCTGAGAAAGGACAGCTCCGGCTTCCTGAGTAAGGCAAAGCATGGCAGACAAGTCCGTACCTCCATCCTGTGCTGCAACCGTCGCTTCACCTACAACGCCTGCTCCAACGCTGGCCGCTGCAGCTGCAGTCGCATAGCCAATGGAAGCATCAGCACCGGTCGTTTCGGTCGTAAAAGTGAAGCTCTTCAGGTTGCTGTCGTAGGCACCTGTCACACCGGTCAAAGCCTCGGCAACCTTCACAGCAACTTCAGACATAGACGTTGCTTCAGACAAGTCAAGGGCTTGCGCAGACTTTACCTCTCCGTTGATCGTGATAGACAGCGCCCCATCCGTGACAGCCTTGAACGCGGCAAGATCTGCATCAATCTGACCGCCTCGAATCCAAGCAGGTGCATCTTCATCCATGCGGCGACCAATCACCAGAGTGCTAACCGCCTTCTGCTGGTTCGTGCAACCAACAAAGTACTGCTGCGCGAAAACGGCCTCCTCAGACGTGGCACCGAACATATTGGCCACTGCTTCGGCCGAAGAGAACAACATGGCCGGCTGAGAGGTCGGAATAAGGGCGCTCTTAGTCAAAAGCATGCCGTTGGTTTCAAGATCGCTCGAGCCACCAGAGATCACGCGAGACGACATTTGAACAATGTGCGAAGCGCTAATAGACATTTCTTTGTTTCCTCAGTTATTGCTTGGGCGGAAACCTGACATCGACGTTAGCAATGACAACCTTCACTGCATCGAAGCTGTCAACATCAAGCGCTACCCTGTGTGTAAATGAAAGATGAATTTCGGTCGTCCACCGTTGCACATACTTCTCGGCATCGACGACAACCGTAGTGTTTCGTGGCTGTCCCGCGTACAGGCTCGACAGTCCGTATTGCTTCATGAAATCAACAATTGGCGTTGTTCTGGTGATTGCTGCAAGGCTTAGACACCTAAGCCGAGACTTTTCCGGAAAGTCGCTGTAGCAATCCACCTGAACGACCACTTCCTCAAGCTTCGAGACAACCGCCCTCATCTCATTGGTGTCGGGGTTGAGCTCGTAGTCGACTCGAGGAGTCCCGTGATCAATGTGGCTCACGATCGCGTTGACCACGTACTCATTGCTGCCTGCAGGCAAAGAGATGTCGTTCTGAAAGCCGGCAAAAATCGCCTCAGTCGGAACCTCCGAACCAAACAGCATCAGCTCCAGATCTTTGACTGCCCGATAGACGACCTGTTCCGTGAGAACTTCCGCTTGGGTGGGTGGAGATGAAAGTTTTGATGTCATTTCAAATACTCCACTCCATTGGGCGGATTGACCTGCATCGTGGCTCGGGCACTTACCCATCCGACGCCAGAAAAGTTCTCGACAACAGCAGAAATAAGCCAGACTGTCCCGTCCTCCTGGACGACGTAATCGCCACTTCTGGCCAGCGGTCGAAAAATGCTCGCAGGCTGATGCTCAAAGTCCTTCGGAGCAAACAACCAGATTCGCCGAGTCAGCGTATTGGCGCCCGCCATGTCCGCATGGAAAAGCGCGTTGTCGCTCTCGCTCTGAATCTGGGCTGTGACTCCGAATAGTCTTTCGTAAGTCGGAACTGCAAATCCGCTTTCGTCTGGCCTTGATCCTTCTGAGCGCAAAATTTGGACTCGCACGTCAGGATGGATTGCGTTGATCGCTCCTCGAACCACCTTGTGAAGATTGAGCCCCATGTGAAACTTCCTGAATAAAAAAAAGCCCGCTGAGTCGCTAGCTCAACGGGCTTTGATTTTTTGATAACTTTTTATCTTTTTAATAGATAAAAAAGACGCCAATCTCCAGGCGTCCCTTTCGTTGGTGATCAGAATTACTCTTTCATGCCATCAAGACATCTTTCTGCAAGATACTTTGCTTGGTTGGCCTGTTCCTCTTCAACCTTTTTGAATTCCTGGAAACTCTTTACGGCTTCCTCAGGCGCGTCTTTCGTTAGCTCAACTTCGCCGTCTTCATCATTAAAACGATACCACGACGGATTTGTCATGAAGTAAGGTCTTGTCTGCATCACAACCTCATCTGACTTAAAACCTTCCTCATCGCGTTGCCGATGGGGTTGGGGTTACCGCAGAAGGCATTTGCCACAGCCTCTGCAATAAATTCAGCCGGAGAACTCCGACCGTATTCACTCACGTGCTTCTCTATTATAGCTTTTTGCGTCTTTTCATTCGTCTCTTCTTCGACAACTCTGATAATTTCCGAACGGAGATTTTTAAGGGTCTCGAGACGCAATTTTCGCAAGCTTTTCAATCCCCAGCGTAGGTCCCAGTCACTCAGCTCTCCATTTTTGATACGACTTTCAAGAGTTTTCTCGTAGAACGCATTGTGAATTACGTGTCCCATCTCATGAGCAATGGTGTACGACAAATAGTCTTCAGGCGAACAAGGCATCATCCATCGATTTTCTACGGATTTCTTAATCTCATCAAGAAGCTTTTGCTCATTTTTGAACCAATTCATATTCAAAACGAGCTTTTGATCTCCTCGGCTTGATGATTCAACATGCGCCAGTGTATCTTGGCGTAGATTCTTGCTCGTAATATCAAGAACTCGGTTTTCCTTAGAATTCAAATAGTCCGAAAGCCATGGTACAAACTCAACTATTTCCGCAACCTTTTGAGCGCTTTGTTTTGCTACGCTTTCCGGAAATTTTTCAAACGCCTGCTCATCGATTCTTACACCCTTACGAGAAAGTTTCTGATAAACCGATTCTTCTGATTTTGTCTCTGGCTTTCCTTGAGTTTGATGAGACTTTTCTATCGTCATTTGTGCGCCGTGCTGCTCTTCTTTGCCGCCCTTCGGCACGGCGGAAATATGGCGGCCTGTGAACTTACCGCCCATGCCGCCCAAAACTTCTCCTGTCTGGCCGTCAATTAGCACAGGCTGCCCTTTGGCTTTGTCGCCGCTTCTGGTAGTTCCTCTTCCATTTGGATGTACCGTTATCCAACGAGCTTCATCAGAGGCCACCCCTTGAGCGCAAAACCTCTTCCCAAAAGCAAATGCCAAACCAAGCCGAAACGCGCGACCGAGTTTTCCTGCTTCGTCAACCGTTCTCATTTCTTTTCAACCTGATAGCCTATGGCTCCCAAAAGGGTTCCTGTTTTGATCAATGCTTGGCTGCGTTTCGAGCCCGAATCGCCCGAAATCTTTCGTTTTCTGCCCTTAGAGCTGACACCGTCCCATGACTCGTAAAGAGCGAGCGTCAAAGGACTTCGGTCTGGGAACTTCTCTTTGGTCGTCCCGTTGTTCCGGATCGTTTCCTGAACATCAACCTGGGCTTGACGAGCCATGTTCAAGACGGCTTGTTCTGCGCCCAACGGTCCTACTGCTTCAAGAATCTGTCTGGCTTGCTTCTGCCAATCATCTGAGCAGTCGCGGGCGGTAGCCCTTAGAAATGGGCGCGGCGGCGACATAAGAGTGCTGCCGGGCTTGATTGCTGCAGACGACCACTGCGGCTTACCCCCAACAGTAGGAACCGGCTGTCCTAATGCACCGCTCAAGAAGAGCGATTGCGCACCGGTGACGCGCTGAACCCATCCGTACTCATTGAAGACGGCGTATCTGGCGACGTCGGGGTTGTCGATGATCCCCACCTTTGCAGTGACGCGCTCCGGTACTTTGTTCAGTAGCCTCTTCAGCCCATTCAAATTGCGCGTCACTTTGATCATGTCGTTACTTCATTGCGTCTTGGAATCGTTTTTCAAGCCACTCAGGCAACCAGCCCCGCATATTGCGCAGTCCGGTAGGAAACACAAACTTTTTGCTCTTGTTGTCAAAGTAGACATCTTCAAGAGCTCGATAAAGATCATTTGCAGCTGAAGGTGTAAATCTTCGGTCTGGATCACCCGTCTCAACGGACTCTGGAATATTCCGTTTTTTTGGATGCATCTTGAACTTGATCCCCAAGAACTCTGCGGCTGCTTTCGGGTTCAAATATGTTCTCGAGTAATCACCTTTTTCCCAAAGCTTCCCTTCATCAAGAAGCTTTTGGAGCTTCTCGTTCTTTTTGGACTCATCGCTTTGGAATTCCTTTCGCGTTTTGCGAATGTCCACGCCGTTGAACTTTCCGCCCATGCCTCCGAGAACTTTGCCGGTGTCAGAGTCAATCAGGGCAGGTCGCCCTTCGTTTTGCCGACCGTTAGGAAACACGGTGATCCATCTCTGGGCATCCATAGCGATCTTGGCCGCACAATTAGCACCGCGACTGAAAGCGAGTCCGAGTGCGAATGCCTTCCCCAGTTTAAAAGCCTGTTCGTTCATGCCTAACCCCACGGATGGAATTTGCGCCCGCCGTAGAACCGGCAAGCTACTCGGTATCGCCTGGTTAGAACCCAAAAGAGCGCGCCGCACTTTGTCTGATTCCACCATTCGCCTGTTTCGCTTTGAATCTTGAGGTTCTCAAAACTCGTCGACACCGAACCTTCGGAAGCCGATGCGATTCTCCCCGGCTGATTCATGCCGTTCGTTTCAAGCGTGGCCAAGTGGCAGAGCGCGGTGTAAAGGATCGTCTGAATGGTTGATTCGGGATAGGGAAAGTTACCCTCCCCATCCCCCAACAAGGCTTCAATGACGCCCCACAAAGCCTGAAGCATTTCGTCACTAATCACGTCTTCCGTCAGACCCGGATACAAACTTCGAAAAGTGGAGCAATTCAACTCAAAGGGCGTCATCATTGCTTATTCCTTCTTGTCTGTTTTCTCTTCGACGCCTGCCTGGACCGGTTCGATCGGCTCGAGTCCGTGGCGCATCTCTTCGATTTCAGAACGGGCAGACTTGAAGCCTTTCACATCGCCAACGGGGTAGATGCAGGGCATTCGTCCATTGCGACCTACAAATGCGATTTCTCGGCCGTGCATGGCTTTGATCGCTTCCCAGTCTCGCTTCAGAATCTGCACGCACACAGCGTTACCTGGGAGAGCCAAAACACCTGTCTTCTTTCCACGCAAGGCATCGTTCACGCCAGGGAAGACAACTGTTTTAGTGCCGCCAGCTCCGTTGGGGACATCATCAAACTTGATGCCGTGCGGCAAACTGACTGCAATCGAAATCTTTTCACCCGTTTCAGCGTCTGCCTCCGGTTCCACATCCATCGTGGACGCGATTACTTCGGCCTGAGAAACTTTGATCTTCTCTTCGACCTGCTTGCTGTTTTTACGGGTTCGTTTTTCAGTAGTACCAGCCATTTTTTATTTCCAGAATAAAAAAGCGGGACAGGCACAGGCCCATCCCGCATAAAAAAAGCCGCTGTTGCAGCGGCACCCTCGCTCTTTAGGAGATTCCTTAGATTCCCAACATCGTGGCAATCAAGTTCGGACGGCGAATCACGCAACCCCAGGTACCTGCGAACGCCTTCTGCACCCAGCTCGTGGAATACGTTTCCATGTTGCCGAAGCGCATCTTTTCGGAGTAGCAGTTCTCAGCCGTCGGACTGCCCAGAAGATTCGGGACCGTCAGATACAGCATCGAACCGGCATCCGTGACCAGTTCAGGCAGCTGGATGACCTTCAGGTTGGGGAAGTTGGACTGCAGCAGATTCAGCGCCGTCAGACCAAAGCTGTTCGGAGTCGAGAGATAGCTGAAGCGATCGGTCGCCACGGCCAGAACGTATTCAGAGCTCTGATCAAGCAGACCGGCGTTGTTAGCCATCATCGAATTGATAAGCTTGGCGATGTCGTTGAAGATGATGTTGCTGATCGTCGCTGCATTGCCCGTATCTGCAACCTTGTCCGCCCAAGTGGTCTTGGAGTTGACCGTGATCGGAGTTTCAGATGCAGGCAGGTTGGGATCGCTAAGAACGCCGTACATAGCCTTGTTGGCTACGCCGTACAGGTAGAAGCGATTCTGCGCACGAGCAATGATCTCAGAAGCCGCACGCTGCTTGCCACCGGCGTATTCGAGCTTCGCACGAGCGGCCGTTTCCTGCTCACGCAGACCATACTTCAGAGTGGTCTGGAAGAGGAACTGTTCGCGGCTCGGGAACTCCCAGTTGATGTCAGAACTTACCTGATTCGTGAAATCGGAGTAAGGCGTGACATCACCAGTGATTTCTTCGATCGGGAACTGCATGAACGCATCGGTCCAATCACCCTTCTTCGCCTCGCTAAATAGCTTAGTCGCATTCTTGGGCGCGAAAAGAATCTCGGTGATCTGAGGGTCGAGATAAGTCAAATAGGCCGTCGGAAGACCGATGTTGGGAACGGTGCTCATCGCAGCGTCCTGTGCAATCTGGGTGCTCGAAACCTTGTGGTAGTCCGTGATGATCTTCCCGGAACTGTCTCGGTGGTAGGGCATCACCTTAACTGCGTAAGGAGAGTAGATACCCAGCTCCTTCAAACGTTGAATGTCTTTATCCATTTTCAAAAAGCTCCATTAGGGGAGTGTCACAAGAGCGGCACCGATGGTTGCCGTGCCCTCCGAGACATTCGTGATTTCAAAAATCTTCTTGGTCGTACCGTCCATGACAATGTCACCGACTGCATACGGGATCGTGGAGTTGTTCGGCGTAAGTGCATCAGCTGCGATTCCAGACTGACTGTCCGTCAAAGCGGTTGCAGATTCAAGAGCCTGAACACCAGCAATGGCGTTTGCCACCCCATTGTCAGTGTTGTTGAGTTTGTCAGCCGTCAGAACATCGCCGGACTTCCACTCGTTTTTCGTGAAATCAGTTGTGGCCATAGTTATGCAACCTCAGATTCGTCGACCTTTGCCGTGTCAACCGTTGCCATCCTTCCAGCGGCAGCAGAAGCAACAGAAATGCCTCGATTAGAAATAATGATGATGTCGCCGGCATTCTTTGCCTCGGTCATCACAACCCAACCCGTGTCGTTGGCGGAACCGGCCGTGCCGTAGGTCACTGCACCGTCAGTCGGATTGCAGAGAACGGACTGGCCAACAGTGGCCGCACCGGTTGCGGCAACGTAGTAGTCGCCTCGAATAGCAATGGTTACTTCGTGACCCTTGCCATAGGTCAGCGTGCCATCGGGGTTGTCCTCGGTCGGATAGAACGATCCGGTGAACGTGCGTTCCACAAGACCGATCACGGCGCCGGTTCCCTTGCCGGAAGCCAGCGGATACACAACGCCTTCACCATCGTCGGAATTTGTACCGGCAAAGGCAAAGGAACCTGCTGCCACAGTGCCGTCGGAGATGTAGTTAAACGGCGTGTAGACGGCCGTATGAACGTTGACCTCTTGACCAGGCAAGCCCTTGGCAGGATAGAGACTTACAGTCTTCTGCATGAGTTTCCTCTCTTCTCAAAAAAATCAAATTCGAACTTGGATGTCGCGCAGCAGATCGCTTTCGACGTCATCCAGAGCGCTGTCTTCAGCAACGCCAGTCTTCTTGCCAGCCGTTCGCTTGCCAGACACAAAAGCCTGCCAAGCCACCTGAGCCTGCTCAGGCTTGATTCCATCAACCGACATGCCGGCCTGCTTGAGTGCGTAGAGATAAACGGAACCGGCAGAGTCGAATGCCGTCAAACGAACCTTGCCGATGACTTCCTTGCACTCATCCATTGCCTCAAGCTTCCTTTCGAAAGCCTTGATCGCGGCATCCTGAGCTGGAATTCCCTTGTCATCAGTCTTCGGCTCTTCGCCGCCAGCGCTCTGATCATCGCCATCAGGCTTGTTGTCGGCTTCGCCGTATTCGAGACCTGCGGCAAATGCCTTCTTGAAGTCATCAGACTCGTTGTCAAAGCCGCAGCGCTTAAGAGCATCAAGGGCGGCTTCGCTGAGTTCAGATCCTCTTTCTCCTTCGCCTTCACCGCCGTCTTCTTCTCCCTCGGTAGCGCCGGCACCATCGATGTCGTCATCGTCCTTGGCACCATCGTCAGGCTTTTCACCTTCTGCGGTGGAAGCTGCCGATGCAGCATCGTCGTCACCCTTGCCGGATGCAATTTCTTCAAGGATTCCCTTGAGTGTCTGCATATCCTCTTCGGAGGCGTTCAGTTTGGAAAAAGCGGCTAAGACCTTCTGAATCTTGCCGCCCTCACCATCTTCATCAGCTACTTCGCCTTCACCACCGACATCGGTCAGCTGGCCATCGGGGCCTTTTTTATGCAACGCGCGAAGCAAATCAGAGAGCTCGCGCACCAGTTCAGCGATCTTCACTTCGGCACTTTCAACGCCGGGATCGCCGTCTTTTGAGACCGGATTCACAGTCTTCTTTTCACCATCCATGTCTTTTACCTTCGTTTGTAAAGCATGATCACTGACGCAGCAGGACGATCCCGCTCGTCCCTCTTCAACCAGTGCGAGATGCTGTCCGCGGATGTCTCGCATCGTGAAGTCGTAGTTCTGACCATTAAAAACGCCCGTGCTTTTAAAGTCCGGGCGGTAGTGATAGGCCAGAGAAAGTTGTTTCATGCTGCCGTCTCGTATGCGACGGCAGGCATCTTCGTTTTGAATGTGGAGCGAGTTCGACAGGTAGGTTCCATCGAACTTGGCAAGGTCACCGGTAGAACCGACTCGCGTATCCATCGCCGGGTCGTCCGGATAATCAAGATGGTGGTTCAGCTGAATCGGAATGCCGATCACACTCTTGATCGTGGCATCCGAACCAAGCTCTTCCGCTGGCCTGTACCCGTAGTAGATTTTTTCGGGGTCAAGCTTCAGCGCTTCCCACCCGGGAATTTCCTTGCCCATATAGGGCGCCACCTGAACTCGCGTCAGATTTGATCGATCAACGTGCAGGCGGCCGTCATCGTCGTGCCACCTGAAGCTAATCGCCTTGTCAAATGCCAGATCAGTCATTTCGTTTTATTCCTAGTGCATCCATTGGGATCACGGGGCGGTATGTGCATCTGCAGAAAGGCTCCACACTTGGGAACGTATAGCGACCAGCCTCCGAGTCGAACAAACCACGGTTCAGATCGAATCTCTTGCCGTGCATGGCCTTGTGCGTTTCGCGTGAGGTGTACTGCCCCGGGACATGAATCCAAATCCCCTGCGTCACACCAAGCTCCGAGTCGTTTGCCCGAGCAATACCTTGCGTGATCTTGTTTGTCTGGTCGATTGCGACGTTGCGTGCTCGATCAGCACTGAAACCATCCGTCACGCTCAGAAAATGCCTGATTTCTGAAACGCTTTGACCTTTCTGCAACCCCTCTGTGATCAGGTTCTGCAGGCGCTCAACGTCACGCACAGCCATTCTCGTGATCAACTCGGTCGACCACTTGATCAACTCAGGCAAGGCCTGAGCTGCGCTTTGACTGATGTGTTGTCTCAGAACGGGTACAGTCCACTTCTCTTTGAAAATGTCGGGCGAGAGGCCCGCAGCGACGTAGGCCGAACGCTGGCTGGCTGTTACGTCGGCGGCAATCGTGCGGGCCACCCATACAGCCAATTTGCGCGCGGCGGTCGTTGCTTTCGAAGTCCAACTGGCAATGTTCCTGTCGACGTAACCTTCAATGTCTGACCGAAAGGCCGCATTATCTCGGCGCCAAGCAGCAAGCACAGCAGTGCTGATCTCTTTGAGACGCTGCTTGTCCCTATTGGTTTTCGGATCGGACAGGCTCCAGTCCTGCGCTAATGTGTTCTGGTGAGCCAAGTGCAGAAAGATGTCATCAATTACCATCTTGTCGAACTGCTTGCACAGACTCACAAGACGCTTTTGAAGCTTTGACCGTATTCCAACGTTGGGCTCAGTCGCCCGCGCCACCTTTGGTTTACGGCTTGCCTTCGTCATCGAAGATGCTCTCCTGCTTCTTCATTGCCGGTTGATTTTCGGACTCCCCAAAAATCGAGCCCTTGTACTGGTCAAACAGCTCTTGACTTCCATCGTCAGAGAACAGGTCTCCCTCTTCCGGTTCCGGCAACTCATCACTCAAAAACGACAGACGCGAGTTCTCGTCCATGCGAACGGCTTGACGTAGCTCTTCAGCGCTGATGACATTGCGATCCTTCAGGGTGCTCAACGCGGTCACGCGAGCATTGAAGTTCATTGCCTGAGCGCTTTCGTTGTCGAGGTTGAGCTCATTGAACTCAAAGCTAATTGATGGATCGACCTCATCAAAAAGCTGCATCTGGATCACTTCGAGGCACTTCTGAATGGCAGGTCGATAAAGCTCCTGCTGACTTCGGACGTGGTCGTTGTAATTGCGGATGTCGCTTTCACCTGTTGCATTGAAGCCGCTCGGGCTGATGCCAAAGAGCTTCACTGCAGGCGTGCGGTTGATGGCCGCAATCATTTCCTGAGCTTGACGCACAATGTCTTGCACGCCGCTCACGGTCGTCTGGACGTTGTCGACCTGATCCGACTCTTTGTCCGCCACAAACACACTGTCGTTGTTTCGGTAGTGCTGAAGCACCTCCATGATGGCATCAAGTTCCTGAACGCCACCGTAGGAACCCATGCGGGACTGCATGTCGGTGTAGTAGATGAGAAGCGATAGCTTCTTGATCAGCTCCTGCGCCGACACTCGGCATTCGTTCCAGTGATTGACGTAGTCCCAAAGGATTTGTGCCTGCGGAATTCCGAGGAAGTTGTATGCCGGCTTCAACAAAGTCGGCGGCTCATTTGCATAGAGCGTGATAAGACGAGAGGCATGAACCTGATGCCCAAGAACCATCCAGCTGCCCGGCTTCATATAGTCGCTTCTGAGCGGCTCATATGAGTTGTACGGTCCGGGCGATACATTGATCGGGTCGACAACCACAAAGCTGACCTTGCCGGCCTCGCCTAACTCCCCTGATTCGCCATTGACTATCAACGGGAGAGTGAGATCAACATCCGGTTCGTCTTTTGGTTCGGTGCGAATGAAGATGAACGCTCCGCCCATGAAGCCGACCTTGCAAATGGCATCGTTGAAAAGCGCCCGCAACTGGTACTGCGTTTCCTGAGCTTCCTGAAGTCTGTCAATCTTTTCAGGTGGCGTGTCATCTCCACCTGTGATCTTGATCCACTCTCGTGTGATGTCGTCAGCCACGGTCTTGATGCAGTTGCGGATCATGCCGTTCTGAGCAATCTGCTGCAGCGCTCCGTACCCGACAAAAGCCGTTACAGGAAACTGCCCCATTTCAATGGCGTGCTGCGTGAGCGAGCCAACGACGGAGTCCATGCCAATGGTTTTGGAAAACTCCTTGTCTAGCTTCTTTCGATACGCTTCCGTGACGCCAAGCGTGGCTGGCAAACTGTAGTTCGATTCCTTGAATGCCTCAGTGGAAACTGGCTTAGTCTTTTCCTTGCTCTTAAGCAAGGCCAGAAGATCCGTGAGGTTGTTGAGCTTGCGACTCACCTTGCGGACTTCGGGCATCGGCTCTGCAGCCGGCGCGACCTTCTTTAGCTTTTTGGACTTCTTGCTCATGGTGTTTTGTTACCTAAGGCGTGTTCTGATGGCCGCCCGGTTCGAAGCGCTTACCGTCCAGCCCTTGTTCAAGTGCAGGTCACTCAAAGCCTGCGTCATCGCGTCAACTTGGTCATCGTGAGCACCGGCAGGGAATGCCAAAAGCTCCGGAAGGAACGTGTTCTTGACCCACGGATTCAGATCGGGCGGAGGCAAAAAGACGTTGTGCGCCTCCCACAAAGTCGTGACGCTCGAGGCACGAGCCTCCTTCGACTCCTTCGGCGTGATCGGTATGATCCCTGCAACCTTGTTCTTGAGTTCGCTGATGATGGCGGGGCCGTTCGCCTTGTCTTCGACAAGCTTTCTGTGCGCCTTCGGCCACTTTTCTGCCAGAGACTGAAAGGCCGCTCTGGTTTGCACGAAGTCCCATCGGTCACGTACTTGGTCAAGCAAGTAGAAATTGGCACCTTCTCTCGCCCATACCTGACCGACAACGTAGTCCGAAGAATCGGACTTCTTGAAGGTCATGTCCCACGATATGACAATCTTTTCAAACGATTTCGGCAGGCTCTCTGCCGTCCAGTGCTGAATCCAATCTAGCTTGAAGAGGCCACCACCGCGCGGCACCGGACGCTGTTGCAGCTGACCGGCACAAGCGTAGGAACCCATCGTGCGTTCCATCTCGCGCACCTGCTGCTCACCGAATCGCTCGGGGAAAAGCAGCTCACCGTCCCTTGTTCGTGGATCGCGGAAACCGATGGATGTCACGCATCGCCGGTTGCTCTCAAAGCGCATGGGCAGCATCAAATGCTCGTATCCCAAGTCGTTCGCAAGAATGATTCCGCTCGTGTCCCTCTCGTGCAGCCTCTGCATGATCACGATGATCGCCGAGTCATTGTTGTTCACACGGCTCGGGACCGCTTCAAGGAATGTGTCCTCAGCCGCCTGCAAAGCCGCTTCTGAAAACGCATCATCAACCGACAGAGGGTCATCGATGATCACACGGTCACCACGCGAACCGGTCAAAGACGTGAAGCTCATGGACTCACGAAAGCCGGTCTCCGTGTTTTCAAACTTGCTCTTGGCGTTCTGATCGCCCGTTAGCTTGACCGGCCATCGCTCCTGAAACCAGTCCGACTGGATCAGTCGTCGGCACTTCATGTTGTCTCGGATAGCCAGAGTCTCTTTGTGAGCCGTTGTCAGGAATCGAAGGTCTGAACGAGCTCCTGGCCCCCATTCCCATGCCGGGAATAGAACTCCCGTTGTAAGAGACTTCATGCAACCGGGCGGAACATTCATCAACAATCGCTTGATCTGCCCGTCATGAACAGCCTGCAAATGGTCACAGATAGCATCCAAGCACCAACCCCACTTGAGTTCTGCTGCAGGTTCCAATACGGGCCATGCCATCTTGCAGAACTCCGCAAAACTGCGCTTCGCAATCTCGCGGTCAAGTTCAATTAGTGTCGGAATTCTTTGTGTTGCCATAGAGCAATTCGCGGGCTTGCTTCAAAGCGTCAAGCGTGGCACCGGAAAGATCCACTTCTTCCTTGACCTTCACAGCTCCGCCGTCGTGCCCCGTCAAAGCTACCTTCTTGCGGTCGCCATAGTTTCGATCGTCTCGGAATGCAGCTTCTCTTGCCAGCTCCTGCATTGCGACCTTGGCGCCTTCGACAACCCCCTTCGGGATGTCTATGCCGGACTCTGCTGCGAGCTTTACCTGTTTCATGAGCCAGTCATTGACCTTCATGCGCTCAAGATTGAACAGCTCTGCGCTGGCTTCGCGCGCGCGCACGGAGCGCGAGAGAAACTCCGGGTGTCTGTCTTTCCAAGCTCTGATCGTCGAAGCATCGGGCATTCCCTTCTTCTTTGCGATCTCACGTTCAGACAGACCTGAATCGATCATCTCAATGATCTTGTCGGCCGTCAGCTTGCTGTATTTCGTTGGTCGCCCCACCTTTTTGGGGGCCGCTTTTTTCGTCACTGTCATGCAACCCCCTTCGGGTAGTTATTTCAACGCTGCCGTTTCTAAAACCGGAGCCATGTCCGCTAATGCCTTGGCAGCTCGATACAGCTGAAAGAGAATTCCCAAACTCAAGCATGCGGCAGAAGCAACATATAGCCAGACGAGAAACACGCGGAAATTCATCTTCGTTCTAAGCAAATAAGTTAGAATTTTCATGTCTGAAAATAGCCTTTCAGATACGAAGAAAGCCTCTCGGGTCTGACCACCTGAGAGGCTTATTTTTTGTGAGATTGGAGCGGGTAGCGAGACTCGAACTCGCATCATCAGCTTGGAAGGCTGAGGTAATTCCCTTATACGATACCTGCGAAAAACCCCGCTGGGACAGCGTCCTGACGGGGTTCTGAATATTGACTTACATTTTCTCCAGGCATGACTCGGGAGCCCCATCGGCTCCCTCCTCAGCATTACCTGGTGATCAAATTGTGTTAGGACAATACTAACACCAATTTTTTGTGTGTCAAGAATATTTTTGGGTTTTAATCTGATGCAGAGAGTCGTTTGCTCGCGTGTTGCTCAAGCCTGTTGAAGAGCATGTACTTAGCGAGTTCCAACAGCTGATCGTAATCCTTTACTCCAATCTGAAGCTGCTTGCAGGCAATGCGCTTGAGCATGTTTGGGTAGCAGTAATGTGCCACCACAACCCACTTTGCACAGTGGTAACGATGCGGGCTTTCCGGCAACGACTGCCATGCACGATTTACCTTAACTGCATCAATCGGATCGAGAGGTGGAATTACCTCCTTAGGCTCCTCGTACTTCATGTCTTGCGGGTCTTTTTTCCCGTATTTCTGCATCATGCGCCACAAGAAGCTTGACCCAGAGAGTTTTCGATCGGCAGCCCATCGCCCCCAGTTGTGGAGGCGTTCATTGAGAATATCTTCATCACTTTTCGACAGCATCGGTGTCTCCTCAAAACTGATGCACATCCCAGCCACCGCCGGATTTCTTTGCTCGTGGGAAAACAACTTTCACAGGGAATGGGTAGTGCGTGGCGGCACTTTTTGTTTTGACCTTCGCGTCATCGGCAAAGATTCTTGGCGATCCCTTGACCTCGTGGAGCTCCAGCGTTCCATCCGGCATAAGAACGAGAAAATCCGGCGTATACCAGCAGGCATCTTCTGCGATCTTGAGCTTTAACGATTCGAACCAGTAGCTCATGACACGGCCGGCGTGTTTCTCATTCTCAAGCCAGGCGGCATAGGCTTTTTCGGTCTTATTCATCTGACCGGGCTTTAGCCTGCCCTTCGCGTATAGCCGGGCTTTGGCGATGGCAGCAGCGTAGCCTTCAGCGAACATTTGCTTCTGCCTCCTTCTTTCGGCGCTCCTCATCCAGACGTCGTTTGCGCTCGTTCATTCCAAAAACAAACGCCTGCGTGAAGACGCTGACTTCTTCACCAGAACGCATCGTCTCTGTGTATTGCTTGCAACGCTCGCCGTTCAGCCCGGCGCGATATCACTGGCGCTTTACCTCTTCGAGTCTGTCGTGTCTGGTCATACATTCCCTCTTTGGCTTACTCTTTCTTCAAAGATGCGTTTGCGGATTGCTTCCGACCGCTCTTTTTCGAGTCTCTTGGCCTCTTCGCTCATGTGGTTCATGAACCATGCACGTCTGGCACTGTCAACAAACTTTTCTTCCGTTTGCCAACCTACGCGGTGCTGCTCGTCTGCGTGCATCAAGACTTTGCATTCGCAACCGCCGAAACGACCGGAGGCTTGCGCCTCATAAACACAAGTCGAAACCATCGACTCATACGAATGGATGAAGATTCGATCCACGATGATGTCGTGCCCATCGATACCAACGAGCATCCTCTGGTATTTCACGAGCCATGCATGATCCTGAACAACGACGTCATCAAGGCTGTCGTAAGTCTTTCTCTCCAACTCCATCATTTCGTCTCCTCAAATTCGTCCTCTCCCTTTTGGATGGCCGCAGCAAGGCGCTGGATTCCCTGCCGATGAAGCTCGTTAACCTTGTCGTTGATGAACGGAACAACGAACTGTCGGCGTAGGAAAACGAGCGCTTGCGAAGGCGTCATCGCTTCGGTCATGGTCTGGGTCTCTTCGGCCTCCATCGATTCCAATTCCGATGCCCTCTCCCGGAGCGCTTCAAGGGAATACTTCTTGGCTTCAGCTTCGAGAGTTCGCTGCTCCATTTCGTCCGCAAAGAGCGGATACCTTTGCTCAACGGTTTTTCGAAGCTTCTTGCGGCGCATCGCCAACAGCGATTCAGGCGAAACCTTGCGGCGCTTCATTGCGCCCGGACGCCAACCAAAGCAGTAACCATGGGTCGCAAGCTTGGATTCGGCATAGACACGCTTCAGCGTCTCAAGACCTTTGGAATCTTGTGCATCGCAAGAGCACAGCACCTCCGGCAGTCCTTCAGGCAGCACCTCGTGCATCGCGTCCGCCCTCTGCTTCCACCAGCAAATGACGTAGTAGCCAGAGTTCATACCGATACATCACCCTAAGAAAAACCAAAAATCCGACGAAGTCGATTCTGTTTCGTTTGTCCTTTGGTTTGTTCATCAACAGAGTTCTCGAGCAAGCCGCGGTCAAAAAGCACGACATGCCCGCAATGTCCGCATCTGACTTCGATGTAACCGGATTTATTGCCCAAAACATTCATCTGCCATTCATGACCATCACAAATTGAGCAGTCAAAACCGCCTGTACGGCGATTCAAAAATGCAGCTACTTTTTCAGGAGTCAATTCACTCATGTCCAAACCTCATCAATCGTCAAAGTTTTCGTAAAAACACCAGGTCAATAGACTTACAGCCATAAACAAGAGAACGCCCACGATTGCCAAGGGCTTGATGTCTGGCGGTAACGACTCAAAGATTCCCACCATGCAGATGCCCGTAGTCATCACGCCAACGGCACACGAAAACGCCTTCAAAAACCGTTTGATGCTCACTTAGATGTCTCCGTAATCCCAAAGGTCAGGTTGGAAAAGCTTCGAAAACTCGTCAAAAGCATCCTGCGAACTGGCAAAAACTTTGTCCTCAAAATCGCCCCAGACCGCTGCGTAATCAGACAACCGGATGGCACAGAACTCATTGATCCACTTGTAGTGGTTCTCATGAACCTCGGCATGAAAGATCCATCCGTGCTCCTTTGCCTTCTTGAACACGGAAGGCCGAAGCGTGTAGGCCATCCACTCGTCAGGATCGACGTATGTGTCTTTTGTCAGCTCTTGCGCCTTTTGTGGCGTCATTTCAAAACACTTGATCATTTATCCTCCTTCCTGAGATCGACTTTCAGCACCACGACCTGAACGTTTCCTTTGTAGTAGATGACGATTACTTGTCCTTCTTGTTCCGTTCCCATGTTTCCTCCCTTCATAACTCCGTGAGAAGATTGCGTGTGCGCCAACACATCAACCAACCCACGGAGCTCAAAGTGGATTTTTGGAATACTTTTTTCTCTTGCATCACTGCCGTTTCCACGCTATTTCTGGCCGTCTTTGGATTTATCGCCTGGAGATCATCAGGCCAAATGCGACTGGATCAGCTAGGTCCTAAGTTCCTTGTATCTGCTTACCTATGCCGTCCCACAGGTTCTGAGTACGACTTTTGTTTGGGGACCATCACCGCCATACCAGGCGATATCCCCTTTTCGCATTCGAAAAATACGCATAGCCGGCTCGTGCATAAGCCGGGATGTCAGGTTCTCCGACGTCAATATCCCAGCGCCCAGTCCTGCGTTCCCCGAGACGGAACAGGATTGGCTCAAGGATGTGGATGTAGATGTCATAGTTCACACGATCCCTGAGATGACGGTCTACCCTATCGATGAGGACGGAAAAGTAATGTCTAGCCAGTTGCGCAATGCCCAGTTTCGTTTTCATTTGCGCCCCTCCAAAGGGGTCGAAGTTTTAACTTTTCGAATTTCGCCCAGTATTTGGGACATCATTTCCATGAGAGCCTTGCCTGTAGTCCGAACAGTCAGGATCAAGAATCCAAGGGCTAACGAGAGCATCAGAATCGAAAAAGCGTGAAGTAGATTCATGCCGCCACCCCAAAGACATCAGCGGTCAAAGGCTTGCGGCGCGACTCACCGGAGAACTGCTGCGGGACGCACTTGCCCTTGATACGATCAACGAGTCGGTCCCCGATTATCGGTGCCAGATTCTTGGGCTTGAGGTTGGACAAAAAGATCGTGGGACGGTTCTCAGACAATCGGGCATCGATCACCTCGAAGAGCAGTGTCTGCTCATTGATCGACCCGGATTGCACGCCAAGCTCGTCGAGTACCAAAAGGTCCAGATCGACGTAGCGGCGAATAGCGGCGTAAGAACTCGTCTCGCCGTCTGGGCGCCACTGCGCACGGATATAGCCGATCATGTCCGGCACACGTGTGTAGAGACCGGTCACCTGTGGCAACAAAGCCTTAAGGATAGAAATGGCCAAGTGCGATTTACCGGTGCCGGGGTTGCCGTAGAAAAACAATCCGTAGCCGCCTTCGCAAGCCTTTGACCAACCCTTTACGAAACGCTTTGCAAGTGCAAGCGCATCTTTGAGCTCAGGCGTGTCGGCAATGAAGGTCTCAAAGGACTTGTCCTTGAAGTCCGCAGGAATGCACGCGCGACCGAGAGCAGTCTCCAGACGCTTGCGTTCCTTTTCGGCCTCAAGTTTGGCCTTTGCCGCCGCTTTCTCTTTGGCTTCCGCCTCGTCCTTCAAGCGCTGGCAAACAGGGCAAATGCCGTCCGAAACCTTCTTGCCGGAAGCAAAAACCACACGCGCCACATAAGGGCCATGCTCAAGGCAGCACCGATTTTCGTTGCGCCATGTGACTCCGCCAACGACAATATCCTCAAGCGATTGAAATCCATTCATCGTCAAACTCCCCAGTCAGTCGTTCCGTCAGGCTTCTTGGCATCGGCGTAGTAGGCCGCATCGAAGCGCAGGTGCGGGTTTAGGTGGTCGGGTAAGGGGGAAGTACCCTTGTGTCCGTTGCGATCAATGGCAGTACGCTCACGCTTGTCGTAGCGCCCATTGAGTGTCGCGTCGAACTTCTCTCGTTGAAGCAACCACGGAAGATCAGCTCTGAAGGCCGCATCCGTGCGACCGTTGAGAAAGTCGGATTCGGATACGCGCTCAAAGAACTTTTCGAAAGCCGCCAGGGTCTCCTCTTCGGTTTTGAGACCGTAGAACTGTTGCAAGTCTTTCCATCGCAGTCGGATTTCGTCTTTGCGCTTGTCGGTCAGCCTTGCTGACGGCAGAGACGGAGTGCAATGAGCGTTGTACAGATCGATGACCTTCTGGAACGGCAAAGGAGGGTTTCGCTTGGCAGAGTTCGGGGCCGTCTTGGGCGCAGGGTCGGTTTCCAAGTCGGTCAAGGGTTTCGACTCGCTTTGCTCGTTTTTGGGCGCAGAGGCTTCAGCAAGCTGCGCGTCGCTTTTTCCCGCCAAGGTGTGCCGAGGTTCTTCGGTGGAGTCAAAAAGGTCCGTCTGGTTTTCTTCAACCGTCTCACTCGCGTTCGCGTTAGCGGACGAAGATGTTTCGTCAGAAACATCCAAATATTCCTTCTCCTTCTCCTTTTCCTTCTCCTTGTTTGGCATACCGTATGGCATACCGTATTTGAGACAGTTTCCGAGAGTGTCAGTAAACGCTTTCGGGAACCCTTTCCCCCTTGAAACACAATGATTTCGGGCGGATTCCAGAACTTTGTAAAGGAGCGGACACTCTGGTAAGAGGTCCAATGCAGAACTCCATGAAATGACAACTTTCGGATTGTCCGGACCGTTGTATTTCATGTAGTTTCTGACCCAGAAAAGACCTCGCGAGTCGTACTCGACCATACCCCGCTGATACAGTTCCTGATACCGTTTGCCATACCGTTCCGAGTCAAGCCCTAGCTCTTCTGCCACCGCGCTGGCTCGCATGGGCAAAGCCCCTAGAACTGTCATAGACGGCGAGGTGAGCAAATACAAAAACATCAGTTTTGCTTCACCAGAAAGAGAGGCAAATTTCGCGTCATTCCATATGCGCGGATCAACCTTCCTGAAGCGTGCCATAACTGCCTCCGATACCGTTTGCCTAACCGTATGTCATCAGGCCTGATCAGCCAGTGATTTAGCACTCGGCTTAACAGCAACCGGCTTGGGGAAAAAATGAGGCGACAAGATGTGCGCGGGAACGCCCGAAATTTCGGACACCAGCTTGACCTCTTTGAGAGGAATTGCTCCTCGGCGTTTCCATGCCGAGATCACAGATCGATGTACGCCCAGACGGTTGGCCAGCTCACTTTGAGACACTCCAAGCGATTCGAGGGCGATTTGGACAGGATTAACCATGTGTTACGTGCAGTTGTCTTTGAGTTTGGAAAATGTTGACGTTTGTTTTACAGCACATCCAACTTTTTGTCAAACTATCAAATCAACAAACAGCACACACAAAGGAGATTTTTGTTTTATCTTTATCAACAGATCACAACGAAAACCCGAGCAAATAGGAGTGAAATATGAGTTTTAGTGAACGATTACGTTCGCTCATGACCAGAGCTGGCCTTACAGCTTCGAGCCTTGCAAGAAAATTAGGCGTCTCACGTCAGAGCGTAGCATTTTGGCTTTCTGAGAGAAATCTGCCGTCCGAACCCCTTATGGACAAACTGGCAACGCTTTCCCAAGTTAGCGCAGTTTGGCTAAAAACTGGGAATGACGACATCAAACTGCAACCAGTTTCGTCTGTACATCAAGAAGACAGCGAGTCATCCAACTACATTTTCAACCCGGAATATGAGCTTGAGTTTTCCTGTGGATCTGGCGATGAGCCTCCAGAATGGATCGAAACATCAGGGGGAGCAGCCTATAAGCCAGAGTTTTTCCACAAGAGACACATCTCAGCAAAACACTGCAAGCGAGTGAAAGCTGACGGCAACTCTATGGAGCCTCTTATTTGCAATGGCGACACAGTAATGTTCGTTGAAATGAAAGAGGGCGAACCTATCCGTGACGGCCACGTGTATGCCATGAGTTATGGCGGATCACTCAAGATAAAAAGACTCTACCGGAAAGCTAACGGAGATCTGATCATTCGATCTGATAACACCAGCTTCGAAGATGAGATTGTTCCTAACGCCGAAATAGACACTCTCGTTCGCATCTATGGCCGAGTGATAGAACGATCCGGCTCTATCGACTGAAAGTAACTTCTCCCCCTCATAGCCGCCTTCGGGCGGCTTTTTTGTTGCCCAAAAACCGCAACGTTTGATTTTTGTCAAATTCGTCTTCGGTTTGTTGGCATCCGCTTGACAACCGTTTGTCAACAAGATAGATTTCGTGTTGTCGACAATTTCGCAACACAGACGGAACAAAAAATGACACTCGCCCTTCGCATGCTGCTCAGGATCAAGACGAAAAAATGGGATGCCGGTGCATCCCAAGATCCTCTGGTCGCCAAGCTCATGCGCGACGAGTGGAACGGCGATCAGTTGTACCTGCCGCACACCAGACGGTGCTCACTTTTCCAATGGCGTTACGGCGGCATGGAAGACGGAGAGCCGGAACCGAAATGCACGTGCGGAACTACTTCCCTCGCTCAATCTCGGTTGCTCGAATTTTTCCTTCTTCGCCTGAAATGTAGAGCCACTCAGATTCGTCAACTGGTCCAAGAACGACAACTTCTGAAATCTCTTCTAAGGGGACTAGTCGGGAGCGAACGAAAGCGAATCCTTTGGGGGTTTCGTCAAAGATATTTAGCACCATACGAGCGCCTTTGGTGGATGAACCCGGAAATGGCGCCTCCTCTGGAAATGCGACAACAGATGTTTCGCAAAGCTTCAACCGAACAAGCTGACGATTCGCCTGAGCATCAATAAGCAAACGAAGTTCTTTATCTGAAAGCACTTTTCCCTCCGTGAGGTGATTAGGAAAAGTCGGAAATTGCAAACTCCACGACCCTCTAATCATCTCACGGAACCAACAACAAAGGCCAAAGAAATGACAACCCTCAACCTCAAGACCCTGACCGAAGAACAAAAAGACGCCTTCGTCGAAGGCTGGGAAAACGCAGGCGGATTTATGGGAGACCTCGAGACGCCCCACCCGTGGTGCTGCCCATGGGACTGGAACGACGAAATCGAAGTTGAAGGCGAGACTCTTGAAGAAATGGGCGCCGATTGGTGGCGCCAGAACAAGGCCGAAATCGAAGCCTTGATCGCTGAAGACGAAGCCCGCGCCGAGTAAGGAGAGCGAGATGTCAGACCTGAACCTCACGATGCGCGACGTTGCCGCTCTTCTGGCCAAGCGCTGCATGGCAGTAGTCGAAGCCAAGGCCCTCGGTCCGCAGAAGTGCCTTCGCCTGATAGCCGATGTGCAGCAGTTCTCTGCTGCTCTGGTCGAGCTTCTCAACCAGGAAGTCGATCAGGTTCAGGCAAAGGAGGAAAAGAAATGCTGAATCGCTTCTGGAACTGGCTCAACGCCGACGTCGAAGGCGACTCCCGCCTGGGTCTCATTGTGGCGACGTTAACGGTCATCGGCTGCGGGTTGTTTCTGGCCTTTCTGCCCTGCCTGCCGCCCATTGCATGAGCCACAGAAGGCTCAAGGCCTTCTGTCTGCTGCTCGGAATCTTCCTCCAGTCGTACCTGAATCGATGTAGGGGTCTCCGCACCGGGCAGCAGTCAAAAGGCTTTGAGAGTCCTTCTGACTGACGCCGCACCTTTCATCAAACGAACGCAATGTGCCGCTTCATCAGCAACTGCGGCGTCAGTCAAAAGGGTTCGGTTCCGAAAGGAATCAAGCCCCTTCTAGTTCTTCCCTGTAGCCGCCGTGGGGCATAACGGCGACCAGACCGGACCATGAGGAATGGGACGGACTCGCAGCGGGGCGCCGAGCCCAGAAGCGTGAAAAAGAGTCCATTTGACTGCGACGCTGCGACGACTGTCGAAAAGGCCAATTTGAGGCTACGAGCAAAAAAGTGCGCACGAAATGCGGTTTTCTGCAAATTTTTTTCGGAAAGCGACATTTAACGCACAAAAACTTGCTCGTAGCTTCACGTGGGTCTTTTCTATGGAGAAAACCATGCGCTACTACAAGCCCGACCTAGTCTGGGAGGCCCGCCTGAAGCTCACGCGGATGGTCGATGAAGGCATCTTCGACGAGGTTGATGCTGACACGGCCTCAGAGATCGTCGAGCAAATCGCGACAAGCGGCGAGTTCGATTTTGACTTTGACAGAACCGTTCAGCTTTGGGAGTGGTTCGATGAAACGTATGACCTTTGTGACTAGAAGGTGCACAGTCCGCAGTCAAAAAGACTATTTCTCTGGTTGTTTGAACAATGATTCGAGCTTTTCGCGAGCAATTCGAGCTTTTCCTCGCTTACCGACGCCACCTTCGTGATTTTGAGAATCTGCGTCTGACGTATTGTTCTCTTTCGGAATGTCCCATCGCGGCCCGTAGGCATATATGGCCTCGCAGGCTCGCATTACTACTGTGTAATCGTTGGAACATCTACCGTGCATCTTTCCTCTTTGAACTTGGGTGCGCAGCCCTTCGATGTCAAAACACTTGGGCAACACGGGGTTTTGAGGTTCTGTATCGATTGCTAATACATCACCCCAGAGGCATATCCGGTCTTGACTATTTACGCCAACTATCGCGCCTAGGACCGTATAGCTCTTGCCTTCATACGAAAAAGTGATTTCGTACCAATTTTTAACGGCTTCTTTGATTTCTTTAAGTGTTTTTGAATCCTTAGGAATCGAATGAAAAGACATGTTTGCTCTCGCTGATTAAGTGAAGTGTGTAGCGACCCTCATTTTCTCACGAGAGCAAACATCCACTAAACAAGGAGGCCACACGACTCCTCGTGGAGAATGACATGAAGATTGAACACGATGGCACAGACCGTGCCGCTGAACGCTGGAACCGCGGCCAGGATGAGATTGAAGCGATCCGCCGCTTCAACAAGATCAAGCTTTACGCTCTGGCAGCCATCGGTTTTGGATTCGGCTTTTCACTCTTTGGATGGGCAGTAAACTCAATTCTGACCATCACGCAGTGAGGAAAGAACCATGAAACGCAACTGGAAGGTTGTTCGCATCATCTTGGAACAAGTCGAGAAAGAAACGCTTGCAGACTTCATTCGCACAAAACAGTATCTTTCTGATGCTGAAACGGCAGACGCAGACGTTCTGCTTGGTCATGTAGAAATCATGATCGATGCCGGAATCCTGAAGAATTGCAGAGTAACCAGAGGATCATCAGGACAGATTGAGAACTGGGACTTGAGGGCTCCATTCATAACAATGTACGGTCACGACCTTCTTGATGCTCTGCGCGACGAAACCGTCTGGAACCGTATCACCTCGCGTGCGAAGCAGGTTGGTGTATCACTATCCTGGGAATTCATAAAAGCAGCCATTCCAATCGTGATGACTGAGATCGTTTCTTCTATCTGATCACCTAAACATCGCAATCTTGAGAGCCTCCTTCGGGAGGCTCTTTTATTTTGGAGACTCCTATGACAGGAAAAGAACTTTTGCCCGCGCCGGCAAACTTCCAAGAAGCAATGGACATTGCTGAAATCATGTCCCGTTCGCAACTGATCCCCAAGAACTTCCAGGGGCGACCGAATGACGTGGTCGTGGCCATGATGTGGAGCCACACCCTGGGAATTCCGACCGTGCAGGGGCTCCAGTACATCGCCGTCATAAATGGAAAGCCGAGCATGTACGGCGATGGTCTTCTGGCCGTAGCGATGGCAAGCGGACAGATGGCAGACTTCAAAGAAACCTTCGTCGGCGGAGACTCCGACGATGGCCTCACGGCCATCTGCACAGTAAAGCGCAAGGGTCGCGAGTCGCCGATCATCGGTCAGTTCAGCGTGGCCGACGCGAAGCGAGCCGGTTTGTGGGGAAAAATAGGACCCTGGAAGCAATACCCGAAGCGCATGCTCAAGATGCGCGCCCGCGCTTTTGCGCTACGCGATGCCTTCCCAGACATTCTCTCGGGCATGGGGTCCGGCGAAGAGCAGGAAGACATCATCAACGGCACTCACACCGAAGTTTCCGATCAGCCTCCTGCCGAGGAAAAGCCCACTCGCAAGATGCCGCGCCGCAAAAAGGAGGCCGCCGCTGATGTGGGCATAGTCGGCGATGCCGAAATTCCTCAGAGTGAATCGGCGATGCCACAAGATGAGCCCACCGCTGTGGAAGAGGTTCCGCAGGAAGAACCAGCACAGGAAGCCCAGGACGACGCACATGAGTTTGATGTGGTGCGTGAACGTCTTCACCAGGCTCGCACCAGACAAGACCTGATGCAGATCTGGGTCTCGATGGACAATGAGATGAAGTCGAATCAAGCCATCCGAGACGCCTTTCAACAGCGCCAAGCAGACATCAGTCTAGCCGCTGCTGAAGGAGCCGGCTCATGAGTTCCATCATCATCCCCGGTCGCGTTGTTCGGCCTGAGTTCGATGATGTGAATCACCTCTACACCGTGGGCGGGGTTCGGGTACCGAGTGTGTCCCGCATCCTCCGCCCACTCACGACCGCAGTCTATGGCGAGATCGATCGAGAAACTCTGCGCAGGGCTGCGGACTTCGGTACCGCCGTCCACGCCTGCACCGAACTGCTTGATCTGGACGAACTCGATGAAGACTCAGTTATCCCAGAGTGGACTCCTTACCTGGATGCCTACAAGCGATGGAAAGCGGCGACCCGCCCGGAAATCTTTCACATTGAGGATCGTCTTGGTTGCTCCAAGTACGCAGGGACGCTGGACCGCATCTGCCGCATCAATGGTGAGCTGTGGGTCATCGACATCAAGACCACCTCAAGCATCCATCCGCACGTCGGCGTGCAGCTTGCCGCATACGTCGCCTTGGCCGAAGGCTACTACGGAGGAACCTACCGCCGTGCTGCCCTTCAGCTTCGCGGCGACGGCTCCTTCAAAGTCACCGAATTCTCGTCTTGGAATGACGAAACCTGTTTCAACGCCCTTCTGGGCATCTATCACTGGCAAACGCAATGACAACCACCAACGTAACCATCCAAGTCCCCGAACAGAATCAGCTTCTGAGCGAGGCCGCGGCGGCGCAGAACACCGCCTCTTTGATCATCATTCAGAACGAGTCTGATCTGCAGTTCGCCACCGAACAGATGAACGGCATGAGCAAGCGAGTCAAGGAACTGGACACGCTTCGCAAGAGCATCACGGCACCCCTTGATCAGGCCAAGAAGAACGTGATGGCGCTTTTCAAGCCTGTCACAGAGAGCTACCAGACTGCGATCGGACAAATCAAAAAGGAAATCGGCGGATACATCGCGCAAAAAGAGCGTGAAGTCGAAGAAGCACGCCATAAGGCAGAGCTGGAAGCCGAAGCAGAGCGCAAGGCTCTCGAAGCCAAGGCTAAGGAAGCCGAAACTCCTGAGCAGGCAGAAGCCCTGCAGCAGGCCGCCGCTACCGTAACTGCGGCACCGGTCGTCAAGGTTGAGAAGGCCAAGGGCATGAGCACCACCAAGGTATGGAAGGCAGAAGTCAAAGACGCTCCCGCTTTCCTGGTTCATGTGGCCACGCACCCCGAGCTTCTGAACTGCATAGAAATCAACGTCCACGCCATCGAGCGATTCGTCACCGCCACCGGCGGCACGGTCACTCTGCCCGGCATCGAACTCTCGCAAGAAATCCGCGTCACCAGCAGGGGCTAAGGAGGCCACACATGAGTCAACTTTCACTCATCCGTCAGGGCGGACTTGCCGCAGACATCGAACAAGCTCTGAGCGAATGCGTCAGACAGGTCTGCTACCTCGGAAAGGGCGGTTCAGTCACGATCAAGATTTCCGTGAAACCCGCCACCAAGAACAGCAATTCGAACGTGATTATCGGCGATGAAATCACACTCAAGACTCCGAAGCCGCAGACCGCCGAAACGATCTTGTTCTCGACCGATGACGGCATGCTGTGCGACTCCGATCCGCGTCAGCGCAAGCTTGACTTCGGCAAGGTTGAGGTAGTCGACGACTCCCCCAGAGAAACCGAACGATTCCAAAAAGTGAACTGAGGAGTTAGCAATGGAAGAAATCAAGAACGTCGAGGCTGAAAAGCCGTTTGCCTTCGAGGTTGAGGGCGCCCCTCACATAGCCATTCCTGAAAACTTCAGCGTGCAACTCGCTGAAGAAGTCCTTCCGAAACCGGTTCGTGACCGCCGTCGCGTTTGTCTGGTGGATGTGGACAGCTTCAGCCAGTACCTTCAGATTCACAAGACGGATCGAGCGGCCGTCCACGTGAACGCCGTTTGGCCGAACGAAAGCAACACGCGACCTCTGGCTGTCGGATTCTGCGATGACGGGAATGCTCAAACCACCAGTTGGCGCGATCACGAAGTTGAGCTGCATCCGGTTCTTTCCAAAGAATTCGAGGATTGGCGCGGCATTGACGGTCAGGAAATCGGGCAGCTTGATCTCGTTCGATTCCTCGATCGACATCTCTTCAACATCTTCCAGCCGGAAGATCAGCCGAACTCGCCATCGGCTGCCGAAGTGATGACTTTCGTTTCCAACCTATCGGACGTTCGCAAGGTTGAATTCAAGAAGTCAGTCAACCTTGACAATGGCCGCGTGCAGTTGACCTACAACGAACTGGATGCTGATGGTGCCCTGTCTGAGATCCAAATCCCGAAAGATTTTTGGATTCAACTCCAGCCGATCGTAGGGCACAAATCCGCATACAAGATCAAGGTGGCGCTCCGCTACCGTATCAAAGACGGTACACGCCTTTCGTTTACGCTGGAAATGCGCGACCTTCAACCTCTGCTTGAAGCTATCCGCGAAGAGATCATTGCCGACCTAAAGCAGAAGGTCGCCACGGTTCCCGTGTTCCTGACACGATAAAAACTCATCGATACAGGCCGTTTCGAGCGGCCTGTTTTTTTACCAAATGAAAGACTTTATCGCACTGCTCGGAGCTATCGGATTCTTTGTCTTCTTGGTCATGCTTGTGATGGGAGTCGCCGCATCAGGCATCCAGTTCTGGGTCGAACTTTTCTTTTAGGACAAAAAATGGCTTACAAACTTGACGGATCGAGCCCTGTTATGGTGCCGATCAAACTTGAGACGCTCCAGTCAATCGTGCAACTTCTTTTCGTTGATCTGACCGAAGGCGAGTTCGAGACGGACTACGAACAAAACAAGGTTCAAAGCTTGCTGGATGAATGCAACGAAGCGGTCGAAAAAGCTCAATTTGCTATCCGACAACGCAAAGCCCATCTGGTTGGCATTGATCCTCGTCTAAAAGCAATAGCAGATCACTATGGATTTGATGCTCAGACAGAAAAAGCCATTGAAGAAATGGCAGAGCTGATAGTTGCCATCAAAAACCTCAAAAAGAACGATGGCAACGAAGCTGACTACTTCCTGAACTACATTGAGGAATTGGCTGACGTGAAGATCATGATCGACCAGCTGATCTACTTGAACGACAAGGATGTACCTGACGATTGTGACTTGCTGACAGCCCCCGAAATCGAATTCAAGATCAAACGCACGCTCCAGCGTATTGAGTTTGAGGAGGAGGATGCATGACCAAGTATCGTCTAAAAGACCAAGATCTTCAGCATCATCTTGACGCCATCAGCAACGGTGCTTTCTCAGAATGTCTCAAAGTTGATTTGTCTTTCTTTGAAGACGGTGTGACCAGAATCAACTTTGGGAAGGAATTCGGGTATGCAAGCCAGTTCTCGGTTCTCATTTTGAAGGACGAATTTGAAGCACTACCTGAGTACAACCCCAACTATTGGAACACCTTTCTAGACGTAACGCCTCCGGAAGACGTGCTGATGAGAGTTGAGACAGAAGGCGGCAGAAAGTTCTGCGGGTATTACCACTCATTTGCAGAAGGTGGATGCTGGTGCTACGAGGACGGAACCATTTGTCCTGAAGCAATTTCGAAATCCGTCGAGCGCTACCGCCCGTGGGAGTGAGCTATGAGCGATCCAAAAGTGAAGTGGCACAAATGGCCAGACGAAAAGCCAAAGCGCGACAACGCTTACCTATGCACTCTTCTGATCAAAGGTAAGTATCTCGGTCTTCAGATTTGGCCATATGAAGAAGACAACATGCCGCCGTGGCACATGATCGAATCAGATGAAAAGAAGATCATAGCCTGGGCGGAACTCCCAAGACCATACCAGCCAACTTAACCCCCTTCGGCCTCCGTCCGCGATGTGTGCAAAGCGTCGAAAGACTGCAACTGCGAAGGGCACTGCGCGGTCGGAAGCCTCACCAATATGTTATGAAAAAAGTCCTTGGTTTATCTGACCTTACGAAGCTAATATCGAGCGTTCTGCCACCAGAAACAGCTCAATCAATGGCCATACTTCTCGAAGATCGCCCTGAAATATTTGTTGCCGGATGCCAAGTAAAACATCGCGAACTGGAGCGGGTTTTGGGTGGATACATTCCAGACGATGATGGCGACCTCTACAGCTGGTTTGAAATCGCCGTCGCCTGGTATTTCACTCAAAACGTGGCGACATTTGATAGTGACTTTGCCGCCGAACTCCGCAAAACATCTTTCACCAACGGCTTTCCGATTCGCGAGCTTGAACGACTGCTTGGAAATCCGGTTTACATCCCTTTGGACACTCCAAAAGACAACGTTCTTGGTTACGTCCTGTGTGTCGTCATGGCCGGTTGGAATGACACATCGAAAAAGACGAGCGGGGGTATGGCTAGTTGACTAAAAATCTACCAAATCTCCCATAACGGGTTCCATAGCAACGTTAAACTTGGAAAAAGAAGAGACGAGCTCGTTCAAAGA